TTTTTTTCAAACCTCTATTCTATCCCGCATGCTTCTTTTACCTCTGTTGTAAAATACCACACTGCCTACCCCTTAGCAAAGTTACTTTGCCAAACAACACACAGCTATTTGCCTCCTAAACCTGCTGCTCTAACCGGTCACTGGTCCTTATGGACCGGAAGTGTTAAGCGTAAACTGAAACTAATGTTCATTCCTCGGAAGACAAATAGTTTTAGTTCACAATTGCAAAACATTTACCGTACGGCATTGACATACCTCTTAGGTATCAAGCGAGGCACAGCCCAGGTTTCCGACCTTTTTGTCGAATCCGAAGTTGTTAATCATGCAAAAACTATGCTCACTCCCCCTGTGGAGAATGACTCTATTGAATCCCTGTTCCGACCGTTATTGGAATCTATGTTCCCTCAGCCAAACCTCTCTGAATCATATCAGAACAAATCTTATGAACCTTCCACCTCCTCTTCCCTCGAATCAAATCGGGGACAGGGTGGACAACGTTCATATGTTGCTTCTATGATTCCTACGAGACTTGAGCCTTTCGAGGCCGTTCTAGATGCCCAATTGAAGTTGACCGAGAACTCTCGGTTTAACCTCAGGACAGAAGACTTTCAGTCCCTTTTTAAGGACACCCAATCTATTAAGGACTACCCCGGCTATGCCCAAGTACAATTTGTCCCTCTATTAGAAAATTTGAAAGTACGTGGTATAACGAAAGGTTCAGCTGAATTCTTTTCGTTTTCCCAGTCATTCCAACACTCACTGTACGATTTGTTACAGGATTTTCCCCAATTCTCTCTCACCCGTGTACCTATCGGAGGCACCTTAATCTTCACTGAATTACTCTCTAGAGAACTCGCCCTTGGGCTGAACTTTCCCTATTGGGTCTCAGGCGATTATAAAGGTGCGACTGACCGACTAAATATCTACCTAACGAAGCTGATTTTCGAACATACCCTTCTATATCATAATGTAGACCCTATTACTGCTGAACTCTTACGCTCTGTTCTTTATGAACAAGACATAAGTTATGAGTCAAAGTATACTAGTGCATTACTGCATGGTCTTAATATTGAATTAAAAGAAGTTGACGAAATACGCATTGTCGTTAATGAAAATATTTACATTACACGTGATCCTAAACGTGAGAATTCTAGGGAAACCTCTGTTCCTAACGAGGAACTCAATTCATTAGATTGGATTGTCCACGTTAAACAACAAAATGGCCAACTGATGGGATCAACCCTTTCCTTCCCTATTTTATGTATTGCTAACCTCCTATGTTATCATGGGGCCTTACAAGAATACACTGGAAAAACTTTTTCTGCTAAAGCTTTACCCGCTTTGGTCAACGGAGACGATATCCTCTTCCGCACTAATGATGACTTTTATCCTATTTGGATGAAGTGGATCACTACTGCTGGATTCGTCCTTTCTGTTGGAAAGAATTATGTCCATCCAAACTTCTTCACTATCAACTCTGCTTTGTTTCATCACCACCAACCAACTGGTGTCTTCACTCCTGTCCCTTATCTTAACCTCGGATTACTCCTTGGATTAGAAAAAGGTACAGCTAGTTTAGATCCTCAGCCAATTTGGGATAAACATTCCAAATTACTCCAATCTGTCGATCCCGACAGTGTGACTTATATCACTTCTCGCTTCTTGATTTATAACAAGACGGAAATTGGACTAATTACTAAGCCTAAAGTAGATACTCGCCCCGGACTCCATAATCTATATATAGAAAAAGCCTACGGCGGCTGTGGTTTTTTATTACAACCACAGACTGTTGTCAAGTTTACAAAAAAACAAC